CAGCTTTAGATACAAAGATTAAGTTTGAGTATGCTAGACAGTTTGCAGGACTAAACCCAGCAATGGTAGCTAGTGTAGTTAAACCAGAAATAGATAAGTTTGATGCAAATAGAAGAAAAAAACAAGCTGTAGAAAGAGAAGCTAACTATCAAACAGAAGTAGCAGCTTCTGATAGTAGAATGATACAAGTAGGATTTGTCACTGCTAACCCAGAAGACGGACACCAACTTGCACATGACTGGGCAGCAAGATATGCAGCCAGAAATAGGACTACTATTGGAGCAGGCAGAACAGCTTTTGCAGAGAATTTAGTTAATTTAGTTGAACAAGATGCAATCTCTTATGGTGAAGCTATGTCTATAGTTAATCACGAAATAACAGCTCGTGATGGTTCTACTAAGACTATGGGTTCATGGAAAGAATGGAGCGGTTTACAAGGTGAGTTAGTTTCTGCTAATTCTAAAGGTGTTCAAGCTAGAGAAGATAAAAGACAGGCAGATGTTCTTGCTGATGTAGAAATGATTAAAGGTAATCCTAATGCTACAAACGATGAAAAAGCAATAATGATGAATGCCTACAGACAGAAATATGATGGTTATGTTCCTAACGAAATAGCTGACGCTTTACGCGGACATATGGACGACTGGCAAGCCGAAGATATGATAGAGAAATCAGTACGCTACCAAGGTGGTGTGTATGATTTTGAAGCTAAGAATCTTAGTACAGAAATGTACAACAAACATAAAGATAAGATTATATCTAGTGGAGCTATGGTTCCCGGTTCTAGTGACCATAAGTTAGCAGCACAGTATTTACGTGGATATACTAATAGAGGCACAGAAGAATCATTTGGAGAAACAGATACTAAATCACCTGAATGGTTAACACTGTACGGAAACTTAGAAGAAACATTTAATAATGCTTACGCACAAGCTACTGTACGCGATGGCAAAATTGTAGGCAGACCTGAAGATGGATTTAAAGCTGGTGTAGCTGCTGTAGAAACTATTTTAAATAATCCTACCGAAGTATTAAGAATGCAAACTTTTGATACTGAAACTAGCGACGGTTCTTATAGTAGATTAATACAGAATGGTATGACACAATCTGGTGGTGGTAACTGGAAAAAGAAAAAAGTCAGTGCTACTCAAGGTTCACAAAAAGAATTAATTGCTTGGGGTCAAACACCTTTAAAACAATCTTCTGATATACCAGACTACTACAAAGACTTAGCAATGAGAATGGGAGTTAATCCTGTTGACTTAGCTAACTCACAGTTGCAACATGTTACAGGTGAGGAAGTAAAACAAGAAGAGAAAAAAGAAGAACATAGTAAAGAAGTACAAGAACTTGTTTATAAATACCCTACTCGCTCAACTATAACAAGAGCAAGAATTTTACAGGAATTACAAAAACTACAAGAAGACGTTAAAGCAGGCTCTGTAAAAGGTGGTCCTGAACAACCAAACGTTAAAACATCCATTTTTAATAAAAAAGCTTTAGTCAGACAAGACCAGTAACCACGGTTTATTGGCTGTCCCTACAGCTAATATTTACCGAGGTAACTAATGAATGAAGAAAACAACTTCGACCCCACACTAGAAATAGGAGTTTCTGGTGTAGGTTTAAATGAACAGGAAACTGCCGAGGCAGTACAGAACATACAAGCTGCCGATATAGAAAACGGCATCAATCAAAATCTTGAAGAAGAAAAAGAAGTAGTAGCTCAAGAAGCTACAGCTCCAGAAGAAGCAAAAGAAGGTCCTACAGCAGGAGACTACGTAGCCGATACATTTATCGGAGCTGGGTCTGGAGCTAGAAAAGCTGCTAGTAACATCATCACTGCACCTGAAAGAGTTATTGACTTTTTTAATGGAGAGATGGAAGAAGAGATGGCTTCGGAAGAAGGATATCAAACTGAATGGGATCAATTTATGTACGGAGACGGCGACCCTATTGTCACTAAAACATGGTGGGGTGGTGTTGTTGAGTCTGTTGCAGAAGTTGGTATGACTATAGGTCTGACCGGTGGTGCAGGAAAACTTGCCAAGGTTGGAGGTGGAGCAGCAAAGATAATATCTGGAGGAGCTAAAGGTAGAAAAGCCCTTACTCTAGCTGAGACTATGAAGGATGGTGCTTTAATTGGTTTACAATATGACACCTTTGCTAAGAACGAAAACCAAGACAATATAACAGGAACTTTAAAAAAACGCTATCCATGGCTAGATACACCATTTGCTACAGGTGAAACAGACGGACCTCTAATGAGAAAGTTTAAACACATTGTAGAAGGTATGGGTATAGGTGCTGTGTTTGATGCAACTTTATTTAAGATGCTTCCTGTAGCTAGACTAGCTGGTGAAGCCCTAGGTAAGACAGCTCAGAAAGGAGTAAAAGCTGGTAAAAGAGTTTATGATGAAAGAGGTGCTTTAAAAGATGCTTTAAAAAAAGACCTTGCACCAATACGTTCAGAGCTTTCATCAATAAAAAATGAAGTTCTTTCTGCTAACCCAGAAGATTTAACTGCGCTTGGTAAAGGAGTTAGAAACGTAGCTGATTTAGATATTGATGATTTAAGAAGTAATTTTGCTGAGTACACTCAATCAAGAAGAGATAGTGTAGAAGCACAGGTAAGAGAAGAAGTTAAAGAACAATCAAAAGAAGCTGGCGTTCGTTTTCCAAAGAATGAACCTATTGGTTCTAGAGAGTTAGGTAACTCTACCTCCAGCCACAGTGCTGCTGATGTTGATAAAGGTATAAAAGCAAAGAGAGATAATTGGGGTAGTGAAGATGGTCATGTAGGTTCTATGACATCTAACTCACTGATAGAAAAACTAGCTAATGGAACAGCTACTCCAGTGGAAACAATGAAAAAGATTATGGGTAATTTTAGATCCCAGAAATTTGTCACACAACTAGAAGCCACTGCTAGACAAGAAGGTAAAAAATTACAAGACGTAGTTGCAGAAAATTTAACTGTGTTTAGAGAGATTTATGAAGGCAGAGCTACAAGTGAGATATCTGATAAGGAATTTTTTGAAAGAATTACTAGAGATAAAACACAACTTAAAGCAGCTTTCAAAGACCCTAAAACTGGTAAAATTAGAAGAACTACTATTGGTGAGTATGTGAAACCAGAGTACATAAAAGCATTAGATATGGTCAATGTTTCTTTGTTTAATGACATACAAGCATTAGGAGTAGTAGGTAGAGAATTAGCAGATATAACAAATATTAAAGATGTGGATGGTCCAGCACAACACCTTGTTAAAAAATTAATTGCTGGTCTAAAACTAAGAAAAGAAGCAAGTGCAGAAGTTTCACAACAACTTTCAGAGTTTGGTCTTGGACGAGTAAAAGATGTAAAAAGAGGTCAACAAGTATCAGGCGATTTTAAAACTTATGCTCAGTTTAAGAAAGCTGTAACAGCAAGTAAGAAAGCAGCTAGAGAAGCAAATGAAAAAGCAGTACAAGAAAGTATAGATGCTTTCCGTATGGCTTTAGATTTAACCACCGAAGAAGGTGGGGATGACTTGTTTAAGATTTTATTTGAAGGAATATCTATGGCTGATGGTGTACACACTCTTGATGATCTTGACGTATTTATGCGTAAGAAAATGAGAGGTGGTACTTTCAAAGGTGATAAGAAAATGACTGGTGCATTCTTGAGAGAGTTTGGTACTATGTTTACTCATAGTGTTTTGTCTGGTCCTAAAACACCAATCCGAGCAATCATGGGTACAGGTAGTGCAACATTCACAAGACCTATGGCTATGTCTATAGGTGGAGCAATGGCTGGTGACATGGTTACTTCCAGAGCTGGTTTAGCTTCACTAAATGCTTTGGTACAGACAGTTCCAGAATCTTTTACATTTTTTAAAAAAAGATTAAATAGTTATTGGGCTGGTGATCTTTCTACTATTAAAACTAGATATATAGAAAGAAATGTACTGGATGACCAATGGCAATTTTACGGACATTGGGCAGAAACCAGAGGTACTGTAACAGATAAAATTTTGTATCGTACAGCTAACATGATTAGAGGTTTAAATGATAGTAGTCTTTTAACTTACTCTACTAAAATCATGGCAGCTACTGACGATGCTTTCCAATTAATGATAGGTAGAGCTAGAGCTAGAGAAAAAGCATTCTTAGCTGCTGCTGATAAAATGGGTGATAGTAACTTTGCGAACTTTGATAATAAGTTTTATCGTGACATGGAAGATAACTTTAATAAAGAAATCTTTGATGAAAACGGAATGGTTACAGATGCTATGGCTGAGTACAGTAGACAAGAAGCTACACTTACAGCTCCTTTAACAGGATTTGGTAAGAACTTATCTAAAGCATTTGATGACGCACCTTGGGCTAGACCTTTCTTCCTATTTGCTAGAACTGGTATTAATGGTTTAAACTTAACAGCAAAGCATACTCCCGGTTTTAATTTCTTAGTTGACGAATTTAACCAAATAGCTAAAGCAAAGGTGCCTACACCTGAACTACAACAATTTGGTATTCATTCACAACAAGATTTAATTAATGCTAAAGCTATCCAAAACGGAAGATTAGCTATGGGTACAGCAGCATTAAGTATGGCAAGTATGGCATATCTTAGTGGCAACTTACATGGCAATGGACCTACAGATAGAAAACAAAGACAAGCATGGATGGACATGGGATGGAAACCAAGAACTATTAAAATTGGTGACGTCTGGGTTAACTATGATGCCTTTGAACCTTACAACCAAATACTTGCATTAGTAGGAGATATAGGAGATCATAATGAACTTATGGGTGAAGAATGGACAGAAGATAGTTTGTTAAAATTATCTATGGCATTAGCTAATACAGCTTCAAGTAAGTCTTATTTAGCTGGTATGCAGTCATTTGTAGATTTGTTCTCTGGTAAACCCGGACAACAGAATAGAATCATTGCTTCATTAGGTAATAACACAGTACCTTTGTCTGGTCTTAGAAATGAGATAGGTAAAGTACTTACTCCTTACACAAGAGAACTAGGTTCTGACATAGGAAGTGCTATAAGAAATAGAAATTTATTAACTGAAAGCATTGCATCAGACCCATTACCTATAAAATATGATATCTTAACTGGTAGACCTATTAAAGACCATGACTTTGTTACTCGTATGTTTAATGCAGTATCTCCAGTCAACTTTAATTTAGATTATTCTGTAGGTAGAGAAATGTTATTTGACAGTGGGTATGATATGAGAACTTCTACATACTCAGCTCCAGACGGTACAGATTTATCTGACAGTCCAAAAGTTAGATCAATGTTTCAGAAAGCTATAGGAGATCAAAACTTATTAGCTAAGTTTGATTCTATGGCACAAGAAGAATCTATAGCAGTGTCTATGGCAGAAATGAAATGGCACAAACGAAATGGTATGAAAGATGTTGACCCAAAATCATTCCCTCATTACAAACGAATTGCAAAAACGTTTGACCGAGCTAAGAAACGAGCTTGGGCAAGCATTAAAAAAGATAACGACGTCCAAAAATTGTTACTCGAAGAAAGAAATCAAAAATTAAAAAACGTAAAAGCAAACAGAGGCACAATAGACAAAATCCTGGAGATGCCTAAATAATCCACCCGTCAAATTATCCCATAGATAAATGGCGACAAAAACTGAAGAATTTTTAACAGGAACCGGTACTACTATCGGTTTCCAAACACAATACATAAATGAATCTGACATCAAAGTCAGAGTTGACGGAGGATCTCCTTTAACCTTTATAGGTACTACAGGAACTCCAACAACAGGACAATATAAAATAGCTGCTAACAGCACAACCATTACTTTTGGTGATAATCAAAACGGTAAAAGTCTACACATATATAGTGAGACAGATGTAAGTGGACCTACAGTAACCTTTACTCCCGGTTCATCTATCAAAGCTGCGGACTTAAATGCTTTAGAAACTTTAGTTAGACATGGTATTCAAGAAAGTAGAAACGACATCATTGAGCAGGACCTTAGAGACGGACAAGTTACATCTGCTAAAATATTAGATGGAACTATAGTTGATGCTGATATTTCAGGATCTGCTGCAATAGCAAATACAAAGATAGCTACTGGTTTATTACCTAGTGGTATCACAGTTAACTCAGCAAACATAGTCGACGATTCTATCGTCAATGCTGACGTAAGTCCAAGTGCAAATATACAAGGTTCTAAATTAGCTGACGATTCAATCGCAATGACTAAGTTAGGATCTGGAGCACTTCCTACAGATATAACTGTTTCTGGAGACAACGTAGTTAACAGAAGTATTAAAGAAGAAGATATAGAAGTAGGTACATTAGACAATAGGTATTACACAGAGACTGAGCTAGACGCCGGTCAACTAGATAATAGATACTACACAGAAGATGAGCTTCGTATTAATGGTGCTATTGATAGTAGATATTACACCGAAGCTGAATTAGATGCTGGACAGTTAGATAACAGATATTTTACTGAAGGTGAACTAAGTGGTGGTTCTCTAGATACTAGGTACTACACAGAAACTGAGCTAGATGCTGGTCAGTTAGACAATAGATACTTTACTGAATCTGAGCTTAACGGTGGTCAACTAAATAATTTATACTTTACAGAATCTGAAATAACTGGTGGTGCTGCTGATGGCAGATACTACACAGAAACTGAGCTAGACGCCGGTCAGTTAGACAACAGATATTTTACAGAAACTGAACTTACAGGTGGATCATTAGACGGAAGATACTACACAGAAACAGAAGCTGAAGCTTTATTCCTCAGACAGGATTCTTCAGAAACTATTGCTAGTGGAGTTACATGGTCTAACTCTGATACACACGTAGCTACAACTGCTGCGATCAACGCAAGAATCATTGACCTTGTTGATGATGTTGGTGGTTTTACAGTTATTGCAGACGAACTAAATTTTCCAGATACAAACCCACAGGGTTCTACAGGTCAGGCAGCGATATTAAGTATTGGTTCTTTGACTACTGGATATACTCGTACTGGAACTACTGTAACTATTGCTAACGGAACAGTTGCTCCCAATAACAGAACAGTAACTATTACTGGTGTTCCTATGGATCTGCCAAGTGGATTTGGTTTATTAGTTGAATCTACATCAACACTTGATACCTATACTTTTCACAGATTAGTTCCTAAAGCCACTGAAGTAACAACAGTTGCAACCAACATAACTAATATTGTGGCTGCCGGTATAAACGTAGCAGACATAAATAACTTTGCAGATCTATATCAAATAGCTGGAAACCCTCCTAATCAAAGAGTGGATGGTAATTCATTAGTTAGTGGTGATTTATGGTTTGATAATTCAAATGGTAACTTACGAGTATGGGACGGAACTACTTGGGCTATTATTACCCCTGCACAAAGTGTTCTTAACGATATTCAGATTGTTTCAGGTGCTATCACATATGCCGAAGATCTCGGATTAATTACAGACCCTGTTACTACAGGAAGTTCTAATGGTTCATTAGATATAGTTGCAGATGCTTTAGAAGATGAAGCAACATTTACTGTTACTGTTGCTGGTGGAAAGTTTTTACTAGACGGAACACAAGCCCCTACCCTTACACTACACAAAGGCTGGACTTATACATTTGATGTAAGTGATGCGTCTAATGCTACTCATCCATTACGATTCTATGCTGGTAGTTCTCAGTACTCAACTGGAGTTACTGTTACAGGTAATCAAGGTAGTTCTGGAGCAAAAGTACAGATTGTAATACCAGAGTCACAGCCAAGTAATTTCCAATATTATTGTACAAACCACAGTGGTATGGGTAACACCATAACTGTTGTAGAAGACCCAATTAAAGCTGTAGCTGATATTTCTTCTAGTGTTGTAACGGTTGGAGGTATAGCTTCTAACGTAACAGCAGTTGCCAATAATACATCTAACATTAATGCGGTACAAGCAAATGCATCAAACATTAACGCCGTACAAGCAAACTCTTCTAATATTAATGCTGCTGTTAGCAACGCATCAAATATTAATGCTGTTGTTGCCAACGCTACAAATATTAATACAGTAGCGGCTAATGACTCAAACGTTACTTCAGTAGCTGATAATACAAGCAATATTAACTCTGCGGTTTCTAATGCTTCAAACATTAACTCAGCAGTTTCCAACGCAACAAATATAAACACAGTTTCCGGTTCTATAGGTGACGTTAACAGGTATGCAAATGAATACAAGATTTCTAACACAGCACCCGGAAGTCCTAGTGCTGGTGATTTATGGTTTGACACAGCTAATAACACGTTAAAAAACTATAATGGAGCTGCATGGTTAGGTATTACATCTAACTCTGGAATACAAAACGTTTCTGATGACACATCTCCAGAACTAGCTGCTGCATTAGATTGCAATAACTTCAACCTTACAGAAGTAGCAACTATAAGCGGAAACAATTTACAACTCGATTTCGGTACACTTTAAATGGCAAAATTATTAAAATTAAGACGTGGCTCGACTACTGCGCACGCATCATTTACAGGTGCCGAAGGCGAAGTCACAATAGATACAACAAAAGATACAGCCGTCGTACATGATGGCGCACAAGCTGGTGGTAGACCACTAGCAAGAGAAGATATGTCAAACGTATCTTCAGCTTCAATAGCAGGACAATTAGGTACAGATTCCATAGCAACAACTAAGATTGCTGCTGGAGCTTTACCAACAGACGTAACCGTAGCAAGTGCAAACATAGTTGACGGAACTATCGTAAACGCAGACGTTAACGCATCTGCTGCAATAGCTGGAACTAAGATAGCTCCTGATTTTGGAAGTCAAAATATAACTACAACAGGAACTATAGGTTCATCTGGTGATATAACCATAACCAATGATATTCCTAGAATTAACTTTGTTGATTCAGGAGATAACCCAGATTGGGAAATTGGTAATATCAACGGTGCTTTCAGATTTAGAGATACGACTAATTCTGCAACATGGATGCAAATTAATACAGACGGTCACGTTGATATAAATGGCAACCTAGACGTTGGTGCTGGTGTTGACGTAACAGGCGATATTACCGCAACTGGAAATGTAAGTGCAACTGGTGATATGTCAGTATCAGGAGGTGATCTAAGAATATATGGTACACAACCCGGACTTCATCTTACTGATACTGATAACAATGACGATTTCCTTATTTACAACAATAATGGAACCTTTAAAATATATGATTCTTCAGACGGTGTTGACAGATTTAAAATAAACTCTGCTGGTACTTGTGTTGCAACGGGCAACCTAGACGTTGGTGCTGGTCTTGACGTAACAGGCGAAATAACATCGACAGGTACTAATAGCATAAACACTTCTGTAGACCAGAAAATAATATTGGAAGGTTCAAGTTCTCCTTACATAAGATGGAGAGAAGGTACAACAGATAAAGCCTATATTCAATGGCATACAGCAGGATTTTTTGATTTAGTTAATCAAGAAACTGGCGAATATATGCGAATTGGTAACGGTTCTAGTGGTCTTAGATTTAACCACGATGGGACAGATAGTACTGTCTGGCACTCTGGTAATGACGGTTCTGGTTCTGGGTTAGACGCTGATACTTTAGATGGTGTACAAGGTTCAAACTATGCACAAAAAACAGGAGCTACTTGTACTGGAGATTTCACATTCTCTGGTGGATCTGGTGCTGTAACTATCGCTGGTGCTAGTGATATAAGATTAAATGATGGTACTTGGACAGGTAATAACACCCAAGCTAAGATACAGGGTCATAGTGCTAGTTTGTATCTTGTTTACCCAGATGCAGGGTCTTGTCATATAAGAGACAGTGCTGGAAATAATAATTTTACAGTAGATTCTTCTGGTAACTGCACTGCTCTTGGTAACGTAACAGCTTACTCTGACGCAAGACTAAAAACAGACGTAAATACTATCAACGATGCTCTTGGTATCGTAGGAAAACTACGTGGTGTTTCTTATAAATGGATTGCTACAGATAAACCTTCTATTGGTGTTATTGCACAGGAAGTAGAAGAAGTAATACCAGAAGTAGTTTTAACTAATGTAAACACTGACCCTGAAACAGGAGAGACAACAGAAGTCAAATCAGTTGACTACGGAAAAATAGTAGGCGTACTTATAAACGCAATAAACGAATTAAAAGCAGAAGTAGACGAGCTCAAAGGAGGTAAATAATGGCTATCAAAAGTTCCGGCAGTCTCAGCATGACTGAGATTGTCGATGAATTTGGTGGGTCAGTTCCCCACTCTTTATCTGAATACTATAGAAATGGTGGAGCAGTTCCCGGAAACAACACTAACGTGCCAACTTCTGGAACTATTTCCATGAGTAATTTCTATAACGCTGTTAATGAAATACAAGTAACAGTATCAAGTAGTTCTACTAACTATCAAACTTCAAATGCTTTTGGTAGTAACTGGACAACAGCCGTGCCAAAACGTTTAACTATTAATAGTGGTGTAACCCTTGGTAGTTCTAACGGCAACCCAGCTATGGTTATTGAAGGAAGTATGGGCGGTACTTTAATCGTTCATAACTCTGGAAATATTCATGGTACTGGAGGAGCTGGTAGTGGTAGTGGTAATGGAGGTAATGCAGGACCAGCCGTAAGATCAGATCAAAACGGTAATATCACTTTCTACAATAACGCTGGCGGTCAGGTTTATGCTGGCGGCGGCGGTGGCGGTAAAGGTGGTACTGGAGGTACTGCTGGTACTGGAGGAGCTGGAGGTTCTGGAGGTGCTGGTACCTACACACAATCTGGTGGCTATACAGGACAATGGACTTTCGGTTATGGATGTCACTACTATAATGGCGTAGCTCGAGTCGGGTTTGGTAATACCAATAGAGATGCTTGTATATGTAGTCTTAACCAACAATTTAACTCAGGAGCTACTGGATATTCTTATAGTGGTTCTCAATCCCAATCACTCTTTATTAGAGGAAGATTCCGTCACGGACAAACACAATTAACCTGTCACTATCAATTTAACAGTACTGGTGGTTCAGGTGGAAGTGGTGGTTCTGGTGGTTCAGGTGGATCCGGAGGATCTGGTGGTAACGGACAAGGTTATAACCAATCAAGACAAAATGGTTCAGGCGGTGCTGGCGGAAATGCAGGAGCTGGCGGTTCTTCTGGAGCTGGCGGTGGAACAAACGCTGGTTCAGGCGGAAACGGTGGACAAGGCGGAACTGGAGGTACTGGAGGATCTGGCGGAAACGGCGGAGACTGGGGTCAAACCGGAAACGGCGGAGCTACTGGAAATGCAGGAGCTACTGGAAATACAGGAGGTTCTGGAAGTAACGGTACTTCTGGTAATGGTTCAAGTGGTTCTGGCGGATCTGGCGGTTCAAGTGGTTCTGGCGGTTATAACGGTGGAGCTACATCCTATTACGTACAAAATCGTGGCTACGTAACATTTCACAATTCAGGCTCAGTAGCCGGAAGTTAATTATGAATTACAAAATAACAGGAGTATCTACTACTCTATTAAAAGTAGAATATGACGACGGTTCATGGGCAGAAATTCCCGTAAATCAAAGTTTTCAAAAGGCAGATTATCTAGAACAAATATATAATTTTTCAAGCGATGCTAGAAATATTGTAGCGGTTACTGATAACCCAATGAAAATTGGAGATGAAGGTGTTGTAGGTGAAGGTTTTGATAATACACCTAGTGAAGAACCTACGTACTCTTGGAAAGATGTTAGAAGGTATGCTTATCCAGACTTAGAAAATCAATTAGAAGCATGGTCTGACCACTATGCAGGAGACAGTACAAAACTAGATCTTGTAAAAAGTCATGTTGCAATGGTTAAAGAGTTAATTCCTAAAGAAGAAAACCAAGATAAGCATTGGACCTTCGATCAGAAAGAGGCAAAAATAGCAGAGATAGAAGCGGATTCAAGGAGCTTCAATAATGGAACTCACTCCTAAAGAAAAAATGGATATTTGTTACGACTGTGAAAAACTAAACAAAGCAAGATTTTGTAAACGATGTAAATGTTTTATGCCTATTAAAACAAAAATACCTTTTATGCATTGTCCTGACAAGAAATGGTAGAAATACCAACAATGGTTATTCCTTCAGTTAAAAAAATAGAAACAATATCCATACCTTTGCCTACAGCAGACGTTCCTTTCTATACTCCTATGGTTGTACCTCCAAGTGATTTGGAAGCAGAAGAGGAGATAGAAGGAGAAGCGTCAGAAGAAACAGATAAAACAGTACCTCAACCGGGAATGACAAAATTTGACATACCCGGAACAAATATAGAAGTACCAGTTCCTGAGACTGAGATCTTAGTAACTGCAACAACAACTGCGGTTGTTTCTGTGGCTGCCACCCTTACAGCTACAGCAGCTTTTAAGTGGGCTGTGACTGCACTTAAGCCAATACTAAAAACAACATGGAAGAAGATAAGTCAGTCAAAGAAAAAGGGTTCTTCGGAAAAGTAAAAGATATAGCTGAAGACAAAGAACATCAAATAGAATTTCTTGGAACTGTAGTAAGATTAGGCGTTGTTGTCTGGTCTGGATTCATTATTACAATGAACTACGTTGAGATACCTATGGTGAAGAAATCTGGTAACTCAGATATCACTTTCGTCGCCAGCGTATTTACGGGAGCACTCGCAACATTCGGTTTGACGACTGGAAAAAACGGCAATGGTAAAACACCAACAAATTGCCCGATGAATAAACCAAAACCAAAAGTATGAAAAAACTAATCATACTCTTAGCAATGTTATCACCCGTCATAGCAAGAGCTAATACCGTCACTCCTCAGTTTACTACAGGAAATATGACGTCCACAACTGTGACTACTCAGACTATAAAAGAAGTCTCAAAAAAGGAAGTCATGGGATCTGCGGTAAATACTTGGTCCGGTAGTAATGTAACTGCTTCAGCAGATATAGCCGGTACTGGTACAACATTCTCAATTAAAGATGACACTAAAGCTTGGCAGTTGGAAACAACTACTAGAGCTGCTGGAATTATAGAAAAATGGGATATAACCACAGACTATACAATAAACTCCACTACAAATTCCTTCTCTGTCTTCTCACAGTAGGCAGTCCGGTATTTGCTGAAGGAGATACCAATAATAATAGTAACCCTGTGGCAGCAGCCACTGGAAACGTTACAAATCAAGCCGTCCAATTTCAAAATAACGGAGCACCATCGAGACAACAATTTTCTCCCGGGAACTCTTGTAATGGTAGCACTATGACGTTTAGTCCATTTTATATGGGTAACGATGTAGAGCCACAGACTGAAGACGGTTATGTAATAAATGAGAACTGGGGATTTCAAATTAATTTCTCAGTTCCTTTAAATAGAGAGTTGACTGAACAATGCCAGCGCATAGGTGCGTTGCATGAACGAAATATGAAACTCTCACAAGAAATGACTCGTGCACTTAAATGTGCCGAACTACAACGGAAAGGTTTCACCTTCCGACCCAATACAGACTCAGCAAAATTATGTGCTGATGTCGTACCTATCCAATTAACCAAAAAAGAATAATGTTAGC